CGAAACATACGCCATTGTATTTCTGCACCTGAAGCCCAAGCCGCTTCCATATTCCACCGTAGTATTCTATCTGCTTTCCTTTGGTAGTGTCTACTTGCTAATACATTCAAGTCCACATAAAAATAGTCATGCAGCATACTCCATAATTCAAGCCCTTTAATGCTGTCTAAATCCTGAGTCATTGTACTACCATCATATCCCGTAGGATTGTCGCAAAAGAAGTCATAAGCCTTTAGAAACCAATTTATTTTAAGTTGGTCAAAATCCTTTAATTGAAGGAATAATACTACATCCCTACGCTTTTCCTTTAGGACTTGTCTATCTTGTAAAAAGAATATATTTTCGCTCATTACAAAACTGATATTTGACTATTTGTAATTGAAGGAGTTATAGGGTCATAATTTTCAATTCTCAAACCATCCATAAACGATACACCTGTTTCTGTTACTATTTCCAGATTATCTAATGCCGTTCCCGTTGCATTAAAAGCAAACGTTCCCCCAGACTGCACCCCATCAATAAAAACAGTATAAGTCTCCGCTACTTGATCCGCGTACACTTCAATGTGATACCATTGGTCAAGGTTATAAGTCTGTAATATTTGCGCTCCAGCCGAAATGGTTTTTATATTTCCATCTGCATGAAATACCATATAAATACAAGTATTTAGACCATCATTAAATTTATGATAGAAAGTCGACTGAGTAGACATATTTACATGATAGCTCAATTTGTAATCTCCTGACTCTGGTCTGAAATTCCATGTTGCTCTACCGTAGTCTGGATCCGCTGTAATACCTATAAATTTGATAGTTTTATCACTTAACATAGGGTCATTATCATAATGAGAAGCTGATACGATTGTCATAAATAAATCATCGTTTATGTACATATCGCTTGCATCTAATACAATCCCAGGCTTTTCATATTCTGATAGGTAATCATTAAAGAAAACCCTTTCGGCTGCATTTGAATAACTCGTGTCTATTCCCGAAACTCTGTAAGGAAGCACCCTTCTAAAAACTAAATAATCAACATTACCGACTCTGTTTTCTACTGAAAAACAAATGGTTTTCTCGGTCTTGTTTATCTCAAAAAGAGACCATTGCCCCTCTGCATTAATTGGAGTATACCAACCTTGTATCGTTGCTGGCGGTTGGTTAAGGTCTGGAATAGCTATGTAGTTAATTTGGTTAATACTATTATACATAAAAGTATGAGTATGTCCACTAATAACTAAAGCAACCTTTCCACTTGCTTCTAATACGTCTCTTACATTTGCTCTATTTTGCGTATGGTACGTTTCCTTAGTTAAGAATATACGCTCTGTGTCGTGTTCCGCTAATGGATGATGACACATAACTATACACGGTAGCGTAGAAGCAGCAAGAACTCCAGTAAGCCAAGTTATTTGATCTGTATTAATATAACCGAAACCTTGGTGTTGATTACTCATGTGGTTTTGAGTTCCAGGTGCATAATTACTATCTAAAGAAATAAAAGTAAATCCATCACTCTCCCAACTTCCATACAGTGCGCCTGTCTCAATATAAGTCAAAGCACTGTATTGCGCTCTAACCGCTGTAAAACTTTCGTGTTCAAAATCGTGATTTCCCCAGCCCCATAAATAGTTAGAAGCAGAAACAGAGGTCGCGGCTTCATCGTGTTTATCGGTAACATCTTGCATAAAACCTAATCGGGTAGCTTCTACGGTTGTTACGTTTCCAACTTTATCCCCACCCTCTAATATAATATCGGGTTTAAAAGTCAAAACCCTTTCTTTAAAGTTATCCAAACGCGTTAACGCTTGATCCCTTCCTACATAAGTTTCCGCTGTATCATAATGTTGGTCTGTTGTTGCTATGATTTTTAGGTTTTCATTTGGCTTTGAATTATAACCCCATTCAATAAGATATATATTATCTCCTACAGCTAAGCTATCAGAAATATAAAGAGTTGCTGTGTCTCTTGTAATATTATCAATAAAGTAAGGTTTAGAAACTCCAGCCCCCGTAGATACTTTTAAGTTGCTCCAAGAGTCATTAATCTTATCTTTTAAATATAATGAGCTTATAGTGTTGTATCCAAACCCTCTATGCAATGTGATATTAAAAGGATATTCAGTTAATACCCCAGCCGTAGCGTTGTTTATTGTTATAGCTTGAAAGCTTGACTCTGTTTGAGGTGTGGAAGTTCCTCCTGTTGCATCAGCCCATTGTACGTTATAATCTGTTGCGTCTATCTTTTCTAAAACTTGCCCCGTAGTTCCACCAATAGGTATTCCGTTAGTGAAAATTTTGTAATCAGTAATATCCCCTACCGTAGTTCCTAGATATTCCCAATAACTTGCTCCATCATAATATATGAATCCTGTTTTTTGATTCACTTGTCCTGCTATCATTAATGCGCTTGAAGTGTATGATATTGCGACTGGCTTAATATTCGCTATATCATTATACACCTCTGTGAAATTGTCGTTTATAATATCTCCACCATCCCGCGCATTCGTTCCCGTTCCGTCGTTTGCCGTTGTTCCTAAATTAATTAATTGCTGTGCCATTTATGTTTGATCAAAGGTTAATATTGTTGAATCGAAAGTGTCTAACGTACTATCAAAAGTTAACGCTTGAGTTGTAGGCGGTGTTGTTCCGCAGATACCACAAATAGATTCTATTGTAATTTTTTCTTCTATTCCCGTATTGGGATTGTAAATAGGTATGTATGAAGTGTTTGGTGGATTAATAGAATTAGGTAGCTCAATTATTCTCAATAAGGCATTGAGACGATTTTCTAAGTCATCCAATCTCTGTTCTGTTTCTAAATCTGCCATAATGCAATATACTATTTTTATTTAGTCTAAATAAGAATAAGGTTTACTATTTAATCCCTTACCTTCAATTTGTTATCTTCGTGCCTATGAGCGAACTAAACTATCTTTTAAATTGGTGTCAAAAACAACACGAAGATAGAATAGTAGACTATAAGATTGACAAAGCCCTTAATCCACCACCACAGGATAAAAAGGATTAGCAACACTCGTCCTTCCCCCTGACTCAATTACATCACTTGTAACCCCGTCAAACTTCGCGTAACTAACTATCCTATTTTGAGCAATTAATGTTGCCGTAACCGTCTGCCGTTGCACTCCTACTCTTTCTAATTTAGGAAACTCTTTAGTAGCATATTCTTTGCGGTCAACACTTATAAATTCCGCATATCCTAATGCTTCAGCAAGCGAAACCGCTATAATATTGGCTATCGGTTGTGTTTTCATTTCAAATAATCGCATACCTGAATAATCAATTTTATCAACGTGGCTATCTGTTTGGTTTATTTCAATATCGCCCTCTACCATTGGTATAGGTTGATACTCCCAAGCTATCCAACGACGGTGTACAATGCCGTACTTATAGTTGATTTCGTGCCTTTTGTATCCGAAATACTCAATAAGATGGTAGTTGCATAGTTCATCGTCAGAAAGTTTGTGTATTAGGTGTGTTTCCCATAAATCATAACCTAAACTCTTTAAATCTCCTGATTGTTGTTCTGCTGAATCTTCAGCGCAAGTAATACGTAAATAAAATGAATCGCTTGTTAATTGTGATACGTCGTATTCAACTTCATATTCTTCATATCCTACTTCGGTATGGATAGATTGAAATATTGCTCCAGTTGCTGTTAAATCGTTTGTAAGGCTTGTAATCGCGTAGTGCACACCGCCCGTTCTATCGATAGACTCTATAATACCCTGACCTACGCCTGGGATTATAATTAGTAGCCCTATTTGATAGAAATTAGGTAGTGTATTGTTGTAGGTGTGTGTTCCTATTACATTGCCGTCTATATCATAAGTGTTTCCTGTTGTGAAATACAATTTTAAACGGTCTAAGGTCGCATCATATTCATAATTCCCTTCTAAAAAAGTATCTTTACTTATAAAGTCTGATTTTTGGGTTACTACGAGTTCTATTTCTTGATCGTCGCATCCTACTGCAAAAGCCTTATTTATTTGTCCTGAACTTCTAAATTGTATTTTACCTTGTTGAGCTTCATAGGTGTAATGTTCGCCTTTAACGGTAACCCCTGTTTTTTGTGGTTGATGCTCAGACCTTAGATTATTAACATTAAGATTAAGCCCCGCAGTACGTTCTTTTATTAATACAAAAGGGAAATCGTTAACAGGAGAAACAAAACTATAAAACGGTGCTCGCTTGTAATTACTTTGTAGTGCTATTTCTATTGACTCATTACGAACGCATCCAAATTGGTCGCGAGCATAGACAATCCATTCCCCAGGCACTACGTTTGTAAACGTGCTACTACTCTGATAGCTTGTCTCGGTTGGTGGGGGTGTGCTGCCGTCTATTACTTGTATTTGATACTCTTTTGCGTTAAATCCTGTACCTAAGTCCGTTGTAATTACGTCAACCGTCGCACCCGATATTGTATTTGCAACATCTACCCTATCAATATAAAATAAAGGCGGTATTGTCGCTGGATAACGCTTTGTTTCTGCTCCAACCGTAACTGCATAGGTTACATTGCGCCCTCTTTCAATTACAAACGTCGCTGTTCCTACAACCGTTGTTTGTGTTTGAGCTTCAGCAAGTGTGCCTGCATTATAAGTTACTGTTATTTCGTCGGCTGTTCCGCTTGGCAATACGCTAATATTCAAGTTGACAGAACCGCAAGGATCGGTACTATATTCGCTTATAGTGTGAACCCCTGCGAATGTTTGCCCTTGCGTTGTGTTTGCGTGGCTTACCGTTAAACTTGTACTTTGATCGTCGAAATTTAAAAAATGGTCGTTGTCAAAGTGTTCAATAGTTATCACATTAGCAGAACGATTAACCGTATAGATATTCCTAGTGTTGTAGTCGCCTTGAAACTGATTTGCAAAGGCGTTTGCTTGAGCGTTTATATCCGTCCAAATTGGAACAAGTCCGTAACCCCTTTGGATTCCATTGAATGTCAATCTTACCTCTGGATCTGTTCCGACCACAGGGCGAAGTATTAGGTATTCATTTTGAACCCCTGCACTATCTACTGTAACTGTTAATATTGAAGCCATAATTTAAAAGCCGTAAGCCTGTTTTAGTTCTAATTTAATAACGTCTTTAATGTCTGCTTTGTAAAGATAACCAAAAACAGTATTCCCGTTTTGATTCTTAACCTCAATCAATTTGTACGCGTTTCTCTTACCTCCTGTGATTGCTCTTAGTTGTTTTTCTAATTCAAACGAATAAGGCGCAATACAAGTAATCGTAACAGGCTCAATTATTGGATTATCTAAGTCCGAAATTGTTATGTCGTCGTTTTCCTTTCGTGAAACCTCCCCGATTAATTGCGTTTCAAGAGATACATTACCCTTTGAGCTGGCATAACGTATCTTTTCATTGTCGTAAATAGTGCGCCCTAAGTCATTTTTAAACCATTTACCGTGTCTTAATAAGCAATTCATAGGGCTAAAAATAGAATTATAGATAGTCTCAGGGCTAAAAACACCCGAAACACTTGTAAATCTATCCGACTCCTCACGTATTGCGTAAGTGCCGTTATTTAAAACACTATCAAATACTAATACATCTTTGTCATATTGACTATCTGTATTGGGTAGAATACTGTATTGTTTCCTTCTCGTTAACTCCTGTTCGTTAGAATCTGTAATGTAAATACAAGTCGCTTCATAGGCGTTGTCAATATCTAAAGGTGTGGTAAATGAGTTTACTGTATGTGTAACCTCTAATCCATACACCTCTTCATTTTCTCCAGACTTCGAATAACCTATGTCAATAGATCCAAATAATTTACCGCTATCTGTTTCATATTCAATCTCAGTTACATTGCCAACTTTAATAACCTCGTCATTGTTTAAAAAGTAGTCTATTTTTTCTAGTATAACTACATTCTTACCCTCTCTTAATATTACATCAAAACTACAAGGCTCTAAGGTATAAATGAAGTTATAAAACTCTTCAAAAGACGTTGTAAGTAGTGGTGAAGGTATTAATATTTCAGCATCAGTATCATCTTTAGATTTAACTAAAACATTCCTAACAGTCTCCCCACTAGCCAAAGTAACATCATTCCAATTATCATCTATTAACGAACTTTCAAATAATGCGTTTGGACTTATAATAGATACAAGCCTTTGTCCTAATTCTTTTAGTGTTATTACAGGGTTTGTAGTCGGTTCAAAGTAGCTTTCTTCTTCAATATCAATAGTTACATCATACACCACATCCATTTCAAAATCAGTATCTCCTAAGCCCCCTGCTTCGTTGTTGTTAAATCTCCAACCTAGATATAAACTTTCTTCTTGCAAAAGAGTTACATCCCCCTCATAAGAAAACGAAATTGTTTGTCCTACATCGGCTGAAGGATTAGAGGTGTTATAAAGGTAGTTTTCCTCTACCCATACGTTGAGTATATCGGTATATTCAGTATCGTATTTGCTTAGGGTTAATTGTAGGTTTTCAGTTGCTAAATCATCGGCAAAATAACGAGTAATAGTGAAAGTACCTTCTATTTTTATATGTCTTGTTCTTTGTAGTTGTCCGTCATTTAGAATTATGAAATTTGCAGCACTAGCGTCTACACTATCAAAACTAGCTCCAGATATAAACGTTGAAACCTCATTATCGCTATTATACACGCTTAGTAAAGGAATTGCAGCGCGCACCCTTAAATCACTTGGAGCGTCTACATTAATTATAGACTCGAAATCGTTGTCGTTTAATCTGGATTGCAAAAACAACTGCCTACCTGATAAATTTATAGTAGAACTGTTAACCTCTCCAATATCATCACCATCAATAGAGGTTGTACGGTCTACTTCAAACTTTTCTTTGAAATTGTTTTTAAAAGTCTCATTAAAGGTATCATCGTAGTAGTCGCAAGTGAATTTTATCTCATCCCATTTAGCGCTTTGCATATTTAGAAATCCAATATTTGACAAATTCCAACAATTATTATAAAAGTCCTCTACCATTAATTGAACCCGTACGTTTGTTCCTTTACGAATCCTTAGTAAGTTTAGAAAATCAAATCCGTCTTTGACAAACTCTAAATTTTGCTTAATCTCTAAAAAGATACCATCACTTGTCTTTGACCTAGCTAAAGTAGTTTCTACTTCCTTCCAATTTATAGGGTCGTTTGTAAGAACTAGCTTTGTAGTCTCAGTAATTAACGTGAATCTTTTTTGCTCGTAGAACATTATACCCTGTCTATTTGTTTAAGTAAATATAATTCTTTTGCAATAGCTTTTGCCATACCTCCTGTATCTTGTGGCTTGTTTCTCGGCATCCTTCCAAACCCTTCACGCATACCTTTAGCGATGTCTCCTGCAATATTGTTTTCTTTTGGTGCTAGTATGCCATTGCTAGACAGTAGGTCGCTTAAAATCATGTTGTGCATTATTTTTTTAGAAGCTGAAGCGGTATGTACTTTATCTCCTTTATTCATACTTACTAACTGATCTCTTCCGCTGTACATTTCCATACTACCCCCTTTGCGCTCTAGTATTTCGGTGTAAAGCCCTCCTTTTTGGTCGTTAATACGCGCTAATCCTTCATAAGTTCCTGATTGATGACCTTCTTTAAAGGCTGGGATTGTTTGCGCTACTACCGCTGCCGTTTGCGCTGCTGCTACTCCAATAGCAAAAGGAACGTTTGCAGCAATATAAGGGGCGACCCCTGCTCCAAGTGTTACTGCTCCAATAGATTGAGCTGCTAAATTAATTGCGACTATTGTACGCGCTAAATCAATACCTATTTGAGCAAGCGCAAAGGCTTGTTGTATTAAAAATGCTTTTCGCTCTGCTTCTGCTCTTTTCTGTCTTAAAACCTCTGCTTTTGCTTCTCTTTGCGCTTCAATCTGATCTCTTTGCTCTGTACTTAGGTTTTCGTTGTCAAGTAGATTATTAAAGTACGTATTGTTCGCTTCTTCTTGTTCGTCAAGTCTGTTTAGCGCACCTTGCGTAAATGCGTCTGCTATTGAGTTTAACGCGCTTGCTGTTTCGCTTGCTAAATTAAATTGATTCTCTCTTAATTCTTTTTCTTTTTCAATTTCTTCTAATTTCTTGGCGATTGCTTCGTTTGACGCTGCTATTTGAGCTGTGTTCCTTTCTCCAAAGGCTTTTGTAGTCTCCTTCGCTGCTTTTAGTAGTTCTTTTTCGGCTGCTATTTGCTCCTTAGTTTTCTCTATAATACCATCAGCAAACCCTCCTGCCTTAACCTTACTTAGTCCATTAAATTGGATTTTCAGCATTTCTAAGGCTTTCTCTAACTTCTCAATCTCGCGCGTTTGTTCGCCCCACTCTTGGTTATTTCGAGCGGTTGCATCCCTAGTCTTTTTAAGTGAAGATATTAATTGCGAATAGTAACCTATTGAACCTTCAAGGGCTGTATTTCCTTCTTTTCGTTTTCTGTTTATACTCGCTAATATTGCGAGTAAATCCTCTTTCGACTTAATTGTTAGTTGATCCTGAGTATACTCCTTACTTTTGGATAGAATAGTTTTAATTAACCATTCATTCTCTTGCTTCTTTTCTTCCGTTCCTTCATTAATCAAACTATTCGCAGCGTTTATAATACCGTTGTAAATACCCTGAGTTTTTGCGTTATTTCTTATTGCTGCTTGGTTTTTTTCGTACTCTTTTGTAATTTCCTTTTGAGCCTTAACACTAAGTCCTCCTGCCTGTACTGAATCGACTAAAACTTTGTTTCTATCCTTTAACGCCTGCTCTTCCGTTTCAAGTCCTTTTAAGTAGTCATTATTCGCTTCTAGGTACTCTTTAGCCACATCAGAAACCGCGCGCCCTGTCTTTTCGGCTTCCTCTCTAATTCCTTTTAATGCTTCTTTTTGTGATTCACTTGCAATATCATTTGTCAAAGAGTCGTTATACTCGTCGACTGATAGATTAAGTATTTTAAATCCTGTGATTAAGTCAGTAAGTGCACCAAATATGCTAACTAAAGCCGTACTAATTACACCACTACCATTATCTACACTCTCTACAAATTGAGTCCAAGCATTAGAAAGTCTGTTTTGCTCGCTTGTAAGTGTTTCCACTCGCTCTATCTTGTCTAAACTGTATGTTTTCTCTAATTCATTAGCAAATGCAGGTAGCACCTCTTCAGAAAGAACGTTACCTAGTTCTAGTTGTTTAGATAGTTCAGCCGTTGTAAGACCCATCGATTTAGCAAGGATTTGAAAAGCCCCAGGGAGCCTTTCCCCTAATTGCCCTCTAATCTCTTCAGCTTGTACCTTTCCTTTAGATAAAATCTGCTCTAAAGCCCTAAATGATCCATTAATATCATCAGTACTAAGCCCCATAACAGCCCCTGCTTTGGCTACTTGTCTAAATATGTTTTCGGTATCTGCTGCCGTTAGGTTTGTAGTTTTAGCGGATGCAAGGAATTTAGTGTATGATTGGGTGAGTCCGATTATCTTAACCCCTGATTCTTCGGCTACATCGTTAAGAAATTGTTTTGCTCTAGCGAAGTTTTCCGTGGTATCGGTTACTTGCTTCAAGGCTTTATTCATTCCATCAATAGCCTTTATATCTGCGAATATGTCTCGCGCTATTTGAACGCCTGAGTATAATCCAAAAGCGACTATACTTGCCCTTACTACATTACCTAATCCCTTCCAAGCACTGGAGTAGTTACCGACATTTCTAAATGACTCGCCTACTGATTTGTCAACTCTCTTTAACGCTCCATCAGTTTTTAATATCTGACGTTCTAAGCGTTTCATTTGCCTAACTTGACTCTTATTTAGTTTGTTCCCTAGTTGCTGTTGTATTGCAAGGTTCTTGTACTCTCTTTTTAAGATAGCAAGTTTAGAAGATGTGCGCTCGTATGCTGTTGCTAGTTTGGAGTTTGATTTTGTGAGTAGGTCGGCTTGTCTTCTTAAAATACCTTGATTTACTACCTCTTCGCTTGTTAGTTTTTTTGCCCTTGTTCTGGATGCTGAAAGTTTCTTGATCTTATCTTCCAAATCTTTTATTTGCTTCGCTTGTTCTGCAAACAATTTATTTAGTTTTTCGTTATCCCCTATTGCACCGTCCAAACCTTTAGGCGTAGTAACTCCGAAACCTTGCTTTGAGAAAGCGGTAACAGTACTAGAAAGATTTAAAAAGGCTTTGTCTGCTATCTGAATATCGTTAACAAGCTCCTTTATTTCCTTTCTCGCTTTATCTGCGACTATTGTGTCTATTGTTTCGTTGTTCATTTTGAATATCTTTTGCGAGTAACTTAATTTCTATAACCTTTGATACAGGGTCTTTGTATGGATCAACCTTTACACCCTGTACTACATTTTCTAAATACACTAATTCCTTCCATAGTGATATTCCTTGCTTCTTATTTACCTTTTCGACCTTGCTTTCCTCAATGATAATCTTCATTTTAAGCCCTGCTAATTGGTTTAACAGCCTTTCAAACTCATTTAAAAAAGGTTTTCTTTCGTCCACTAGGTAGCCGTAACCGCCTATCTTCTCTATTGCTAGTTGTCTAGTTTCTTCAAACCCTTCGACCTCCCTTAATAGGTGTGAATGCCTTAGTATTTCCAAGCATCCACTTATGAAGTCGTACTTTTTACGAAGGCTTAATATGATAGCTTGTTGCTTTATTTGTGAGTTGTCTACATTAGCAGCTTTGCAATACTCGTCTTGAATATTTAACCACGTTTCCGACGGGTCTACCTGCTCACCTAACCATTTCAAATCACCCGTTTTTAGAACCTCTACAAAATTAAAGTAGGGTAAATTGTCTATTGAATTAAATGAAATGTCTGGATATAGCACCTCTTAATGCGTTTAGTAAAAATTTATAATTGAACTCCTGTGTATTCTCTGGAGATAACCCTATCATAGTTGGGTATCTACCTACTAATTCACTTGTTTTTGCATCCGTTGCGAAGATTTCGAGACGTGAACCGCCCTCGAATCGGTATGAAAAACTTTTAAAAAGGCTTCCTGAAGCGTAGAAGTTCATAGGCGAACCTGCGCGTTTTGGATAACCAATTCCTTGAATGCCCTCGGTCATAGATTCCGTGGCTCTTGAATAAACAGCAATTATATTACCGTCATTCCCCAACCCTTCAAAGAGTTGTTTTTCTCGTTGTAAATATAACAAATCATCTGCAACGAATTTAATTGCTAATTCTAAATCACTATCAAAACTCGCTTGTGCGTTTTTAGCTCTTTTGAGTATGTCTTTGATAGTTCCCATATTTTAATAATTCCCCTACTCCCAACTAATCAAAGCGAAAGTAGGGGGATTAAAATTATACTACCGAAGTAGTTGTCGTGTTCGACTTGTATACTACATCATCAGCTCCTGGGTTTGTAATTACAATGCTCGTTGCATTTCCTGTGTCATACATATTAACCTCAATCGCTTGACCTGTTGATAATGCTGCTACCGTAAAGATATAAGCGTTATTAGTTGCATCGGCTGCCACATTTGAAGGTGTTACCGTTGCCCCTGCTACCTTCACTAAGAAGTTGCCTACTACCAAATTAGAAACAAACTCACCTCCACGCGCTAATACAGTTTTAACCGAAAAGGTCGTGTCTGTATCACTCGGTGCGGTTGGAATGCTTAAAGATACTTGATTTGCACCAGTAACCTCTTCAGGTAAGTAATCCAATTCAGGTGCAGTAATCCAAGTCAATGACTTATTGAATTGTGCAGCGTTGCTGAACTCAATAGTCATCCCTGTTTTTTGGCTTGTTGTACCATTTGCAAACATAATCGGATCTACTGCAATCATTGAAGTAGTGAACCCTTTAAAACCTCCTGAAGAAGTTTGTGTCATAAGTTCGTTCCCGTTAATGTCAATCAATTGTACGTCAAAGTTACCACCGTCTAAGGCATTCAATACCTTTTGGTCATATAACCCCTTTCGACGTTTGAAGTTAAGCGCATAAATACCCTTACGAGTAGTTGAGCTTAATCCTGTACTTTCCGCTTGCTCTCTTGAATCCTCACCGATATTCCAAGTGAAATCGTATAAGTCGTTCATAATTACAACCAGATTACCTGCCTGTTGTGCGGTTCTTAAAAACGCTCTATTGTAATCTGTTGCCGCTGGGATATTATACCCGCGCTTCCAGAAACGAACGTGTTTAAGGTTTCCGAAGTCAAAACCACACCCTAATTCGCCACCTCCTAAAAGGTCAGCAAACGTGCAATCGACTTTGTTTAAAATTGTGCTTAAAACTGCCATTGTTTAAATTATTTTTTTAGACTTTAAGTCTGTTCTTGTTTCCTCTGAAACCTCTATTGTCTCGCCTTTCTTTTTTACTCCCTTACTCGTAGGATAATCAACAAGTAAAGTAGCCTTGAATAGCTTAATTTTAGTCGGTTTCTTTAATTTCTGTTTTGCCATTTTATAGTATTTTGACAATTATTATTCATTCTTACATTCGCGCTTATAGTTACCGCATCCCACAGATCAATAGTCTTATTTTTAGACTCGCTTTTTGATCCTTCGTCATATCCTGAATAATTAGGATATTTAAAAACATCAATCTTTCTATCTGGGAAGTCGGTTCTATCTGATTTCTGTATACCTTCAATCAATCTGTCTACTAAAGGATTCAACACCTTGTCGAAACTCTCAGTTAAACGTACATCATTAAGCTTATTAACGTTACTTTCTCTAGTTGCTAGTATAAAACGTGTGTTTCTTGTAATCTCACTATCTTTAAGATTGTGCGACTCACTACCAACAATAAGCCAAACCAAAGGGTAAGGCTGTTTTACTAAAGAGATATACCTATTAAGTTCATCCTCATTCCCCCAATGGAAACGAGCATTAAAACCTAATATCGTAGGCATCTGATTAATGATTTCTTTTATACCGTCCTCAAATACTATCATAACCCGAAACGATTTATATTTTCAATGTACGGGAATTTTATATCCGTGTACACCTCTGACTTATCGCATAAGAATTGATATAGCGACCTTTCAACTGAATTTGCAATAGTGTAGTCAATACCCCAACCGTAACGCCCGTTAATCGTGCGCGGGTTGTTGTTGTCAACTCCTTGATACTTTTTAAAGAAGTCTCGGTATGCCTGCGTGTATTTTGGGATAGCACTAACTTTATTGGAATTAACCCCATTAGGGCGTTCCATTCCGAAAGTTGTGAAAGAATCCTCCTGCTCCATTAAGTACTTGCAAAATACATAAGGAATAAGGAGCGACTTACTGTCTTGTAAGCCGTTCCATATTACCTTAACACCGTCAACCTCATAAGTAACACCCTTTACTAAGTCCTGAACCTTTATAGGTGCATTGTCTAAGTCCGTGAGTCCTGTTACTAATTCGTTGTATAAGTCTACTCCTAATGTTTCCAATAGGATTTCACGCTCGTACCTATCAATATACCCCTGTATTACATTGGTGTTATCCGCTGCATTAGGGTGCTGCTCTGCGTGTGGCAGGGCATAAATTGAACCTTGGTATTTATCGATTGTGAGTATCATTTATTACTTTTTTGCTTTAGCTTTTGATTTAACTACTCCAGACTTAGCAACCTTATGTTTACCTATAAGACGTGCTGCAAGTGTGCCTGGGCAATTATCCCAAACCTGACCTTTTGCCCAACCATTATAGTCTTTTGTAAATGTTATAGTTGCCATACGATTATATTGGTGTTGCTGCTAAAGTTGTTAAGGCTGCATCTACATCCGCTACCTTTAAGAAACCAGTTTTATCAACTGTACGAATAAGCAATAACATACGTTTTCTTGCTTTCAACGTCATTTCATCTTCATTGAATTGGTTATTAACCCTTCCACGTGAAAGATTTACACCGCCTTTTTCGTAAATACGTGCATAACGACGGTCACCTACTACGATAACGTTGTCTGCCATATTCTCGTCAATAACTACCATAAGACCGCCTACCGTTCCCGTAGTTTCGTCAAAAATATAGTTGTTATTAGCGTCTTTAGCCAATACCAAATCTTCCATTGTAGAAGAAGAAACTACCAACATATCAGGACGGTATTTAGACCCTCTTGTACGTGTGATTGTGTTTCTTACTTTGATAGCCAGATCCTTTAGGTTTGCTGATGCAATACCACTATTTACCGCTGTATAAGCAGGAACAGTTGTGACTAAACCGTCAAGGTTTTGCCCTGTATTGTCTCCATTAACTAATTGGTCATCAATCTCAGTGTTAACGTTCACCTCTAAGAACATTTCCAACTCCCCCGCTGCTTGCTGCTCGTCCTCGAAGAACTCTTCGGTTACAGGTAAAGTGTCACCAATCTTACGAAGTGGTTTTGTGTACCATTCGAATTTCGCTGTGGACTCTGGAAATGCTGCGCCTTCTGCTACTGCTGCGGCTGCTCTTACTGATGTTGCTTCATCCCAATCGCGGTAACGAACCGTCCCTGTATGGTTTCCGTCTCCTAGAGTTACTTTAGGCAACACGTTATAAAGACTACGTTCTTTAACACCTAGTTGTCCGATGTCTGGTAATACAAACCCTGCTGGGCTGTTTGCTACGGATGCACGAGTTGTTAAGGCTTTCATTTCAACCTCTCCTGCTGCACCACGTGCAACCTTTAAAATTGCTTCTTTCTTTTCGATGATTTCATCACTTAGAGATTTAGTCGAACCTTCGCCGCCTTTGTTTTTCATTTTGGTAAGTTCTACTCCTTGCTCTTCTAAGGAATCCTTAATTGCTTTGATTTCGTCTGCTTTCGCATACCCTGTAATACCTGCAATAGCATCCTTAATAAGTTCCGATACATCTTCTTTAGACGCTTTGTTTGCGATAGCTGTTTTGATTTCTTCCGAAACGCTTTCGCTGTATTCCTTATGCAAGGCTGCCATTTCTTCAGCAGACTTTGCATTAAATACATCTTCTGTAATTCCCTTGCTTTCAAGGAATTGTTTAAATGTTTTCATTCTCTTTAAATTAAATTAGTATAAAAATTGCGTTGCTGAAGTGCTTTCGCGGCTTCGGTTGTTTGAGTGTCTTTAGACGGCTCAATATCGTATAGGGTAGGTGTTGCATCGTTACTCCCTGCAAGTACCATACTACCCTCTTTGTAAATCTTTGCTTCATAAACAGCCCAGAAATAACCTAATTCGTCGGCTCTGTCTTTGTTGGCTATAACTGGATAATGTTTGTCAAACTCTGCTTTTTCGGCTTCAAAACCTTCTTCATCTGAGTTTATAGCTAATTCCATCTTAACATATTGCATCCTAATTGAATGCTCAACAGGATCATTGTCTTTGTACGCTAAAAATCCATCACGGTTTGACTTTTCAGTTAGTTTGCTTTTGAAAATTAACGCTTCGGTGTTCCCGTCCATGTCCTTACGTCCTAATTCTGACCACGGTAAAGACTTAATCATTATCTCTACATCCTTAGGCTGGCTTATTACCTTACCTACTGATAGATCGTGATTAATTAGAAGGTATGTTTTTCCTGTTTGCTCCTTCGCGCTCTTATTCCAAATGCCGTCTAAGTGTAAATCTTCGTGACTATCAATGTATTTAGTAGTATTAATAACTGGAAATACGTAATCTCCTGCTTTAACCTCTTGCGAAGGTGCTAATGCTTTACTCGCGCTATCCTTTTTTGATACTCCTGACATTGGTATACCGTCTGTCATTTTGATAGTAGCCTTTTTAATAGCCTTAACCTCTTCTTTGCGATCCTTTAGTTCAGCAAACATATCTGCCTTACTATCGAACTCCTTATCTAACGATTTACAGTATATCATTTTGTAACTGTTTTAAGATTCTTTTTATCTTTGATAGATTGTATTAATTTACTCTTATCTACCTTAGGCATATTAGCCTTCTCAATTTCTTTGCTTGTCTTTTCCATATTACGCTTCTAATACGATTCCAAGGCTTTCTAATACCTCGGTTGGGTTTAATCCTGCCTGTTGTATATTCTTAATCGTTGCGCTAATCTTTAACGCTCTATCTGCTTTCATATCCTCTACAAGCTGCATAGTAGGTAAATGACTAAGCGTTCCTGTAATTCGGTTCTTTCCTTCTCTCTTGAAATGTGAGTTGTAAGAGTTGCAATAATCATCTATTTGATTCTGCACACCGTTTTGAATAAGGTTAAGCATAGCTGACTTCTGATTCTCATACGTTGCTCCTGAAGCATCCAAAGAATACAACTCTCTAGGCACTCCAAAAGTATTAATGATTGTCAGGGCGTTATCTGAGATAGTCTCTTTAATTCCTAATTGATTCATAGGAGTATGTAAAGAGTTAACGTCTAAGTTTGCCTGAGTGATAATAATATTCCCTTTGTTCCTTCCTAGACCGTAACCGCTTGCGCGACGTTCCATATCTTTCTTCTCTTCCTGCTCTAATGGCTTATTAACCATTGAACCCTTTTGACTGGCTGAAAGTAAGAATGTTCCTGCTTTACCTAAAGCATTAAATTCCGCATCTCTAGCAGTACCCATATTACGTATCTCCTTTTGAATAGCGTCTAGTCTCGATGGTGCTTTTAATAAGAAGTCATCGCTAAGCCCGTTAGCAATATCAAAGAATGGTATAATGTCGCTTACTTGAAAGAAATGCTTTTGTGAGTCCTCTTCATATCTGAATTGTCTTTCTTTCGTTTCTCTTGCATCCTTAGAGCCAAATATTAAACGGGTAGGAAATGAGTCCTTTTGATATTCTACATTGCACGGGTTAAGATTGTATATTACATTCCCCTGCATACTACCCACACCCTTTAAAGGTTTTTGGTACACCCATCCATAAGCATACTTAAAGAAAAGATACTCCCTTAGGAAATCTTGCTTACTTTGAAATTCGTTAGGATTGTTTAGTGAGTTTATTAGTTCGTCATTCTCTACATCTTCACCGTCTACCTGAAACTTTACTTGACTGAATAAGTCAGAAATAAGATCAACACATCTAAAAGTTACGGGGTTCTTGAGCATAGCGTCCAGCTTATCGCCCAATTCCCAATTGGTATCACCGTTGCCGATTTCGTACCAATGATCCCCATTTTTGTTGCGTTCGTAGTAAAAAGGTGAGCGCAGATTGAAACCAAATAAACCCATATAAGGTGCAATATAAACTATTATTCTTATTTAGACTAAATAAAAATAAGAATATTTTAAGACCATCTGTTTGGAACTAAGTCATTTATTAATACCCACAGCCCCGCTATGCTATCTGGAGCATCATCATTGAACTTTGTTTGTTTGTTATTTACCTTCATATCCTTGTTGTATGATAGAAGCTCCCTCATTGCTAAATCGTACATACTCCCTACTTCGTAATCGTCTCTAAAGTGTATGAAGTTGCGCACAAACCCTGAGTTTTGAAGTATGCGGCTATGCTTGTTGGTCTGTTGGCTTATTGGGTATGTTACACACCCTACACTCTTTTGTAGTGACTCGTAGTAACCTAGTCCTAGACCATTGGTTTCTACTCCCATCTGTTCAATGCCTTCGCGAATAGATACCCCTGCGACCTCTGGAATTGTTATGTTTTGGTTGTCCGTGGAGAAATACCAGTCTGTTATATAAATGTCCGTACCTATTACAACCCCTATTGGCATTGATAAAGCGTCTGTGCCCCTATCGGCTACATCCATAAAGGCTATGTTATGCTCTACATTATCTCGGTTTAGGTCAAGTAATTTAAAACGTTTAAGATCTGATTTTTTGTAGACTGCGCCTTCTTTATTCGTAAGCCACGCACCAATATATTTATACTGAAAGAACTCAGGGTCTTTTGTGGCCATTGCATCCCATTGCTCTAGCTTATCTTTATTCAGATTATCTCTATTGCTTAGATATGTTACGTGTATGTTTTCTACTTCGGGATGATTGGTAGTTGTGTAATTAAAATCAATATCGTTGAAAATGATAGTATTATCTACTTCGTGACCTTCGTAAAATCTTTTATAGAAAAAACTTTCATCAGCGTATGCAGGGTTTTGAATCCAAATAATACGGTTTTGGATTCCCTTCTTACGTATTGAATCGTCAATATCTGTAAAACTCTTTTCGTCGGTGTAGTCTTCTCCTTCCTCTATAACCCAAGTAGTAATCCCTGGCAATGATTTAAGATTTGCAGTCTGATCTCCTGAAGATGTTTTGATACCTGAGAAAAAGATAAATGATCCAGTACGTTTATTAGTGATAGTTGTTTTAGTGATATTAAAGTCGTTACTAATACCGAGCCTTTGAAGTGTTCCTACAAATTCAGGAATTATTGACTTTTCAGCACTTACCATTGTATACCTAGTGAACAATACCCCGTGACCTATTTCATATGTAAGCCTAGCAATGAACTCGTGTACTACATAGGTCTTTCCACCTCCCCGCCCTCCAGTAAGGGAAAAATACCGCTTATTAGAAGTAAATAGCGGTGTAAACTCGTGATTTATTATTGAGGTTTCGCCCATTGGATGACGGGGATATTTACTTCTCCTTTCAAGGTTGTGTCTGTTTTTTCAGAAAGTCCTAAATCCCTTGCTATGATGTTAGCGTTAAATATTCCTGCTGCTGCTCCTGTGAACTTCTGATTACGTATGATATTACCTATATGCGATATGATTCCAACAAAGTCTTTTTTTTCTTTGTACCTATCTAGGTTTGATATTCCTAGAAATACATACAATCCCTCCCAAGTATAAGGTACTTTATGTTGTTTTATTTTAGAGTAAATACCTTTGTCTGTAGTTGTTATTTCTGATACCTCGATAGGGTTTTCGTCACATTCTAAAAAATACTCTTTAGCCGATTTCCAAAGGTCTTCTGGAGTTTGGAATATACTCGGACGACCAAAGCATTCGGGGTCTGCTAATTTCCAAAATTGATTTCCTTTAGGTGCTGCCATTGTATTAGTCTTTCTTCTTATTGGTTAGTTGTAGTTCTTCTCCTGTTAAAGCGTGGTAAATGTTTTGTAATTGGTGTACGTGTTTAAAGTAGGTTATGCCATTAATATCGTTTGCTATTAGCCTAAAGTTTCCGCTATCCGTTCCAGTCTTATCTATCATCATCTGATAACCATTTCTCAAAGTCTTAACAAACATACCTTGAAACTTATTAAACCCAAACTTCAATAACCACTCTTCAGTTAGTGGGATGGGTTCTGCTTGCCAATCATTTTTAAAATGTCCTGAGAATGTTATAATTTCTTCTGTCAATCCAATAACCGAAATAATAGTTTTTGTTTTGTTATCTATAAATAAATTCCCTATCCTTAAATCACTTGCTTTCATACTTTCTTTTTTCTTCTCTCTGCTCTGGATTCTTTAATCTCATAGCTAAAGTGATATTTTAATCCCTGAATAGGATCATAATAAAATGAGTCTTGCATTTTGTTTTAGTTCTTAAAAACACCCTTCGCACTTAATAGGCTAATTTTCTACTTTGCGATCCCTTGTCGTAACTTAGGGTGTTATATCAAAGATATGCATTTTATTTTTAATGGTTGCTTTAAAGTGTTTGGTTTGTTGTTGGAAATAATAAAATT